TCTATAGATTTCAAAAGCTTGAATATCTCTTGTTATTCTTGCATTCTCTGCAAAATCTCTTACAATCTTCTGCCAAGCACTATGCATATTGTCATCAAAGAAGTTCTTTGAGATTTCTACGCTGTTATCAAAGTTTACTACATTGTAAGTATATTTATTACCGAATCTTGGAGTAGATTTTTGGACATCTTCCTCCTCTGCTCTTTTACCCCATAGTCCTGAACCCTTGAAGATTTCTCCGATCTGAGCTGCGTTAGTAATTGTTTCTTGTCTGAAAATTGCTGCTGTTTCTGCTGTAGCAATTCCAGGTCCTTGCTGAACGTCAAACTCTTGAACGAAGATTTCATCTAAAGCAGTTTTAACTACGTTTGGGTTTAAATTACTTGTTACGTTCATATTTCTTATTTAATTACTGCTTATTATACTAAGTCACCATATCTTGTAACACCTTCTTTTATTTCAAAGTCAACTGTTCCATTTACGGTGTCAAAATCTACTATTCTTAGTCCGTGAACGTTCTCGTCAGATCCTTCATCTTCGTTGATAGTGTATTTTCCTGCTGTTAAGTCAAAAGTTACACAATCGTATCTAATGCCTTCTGCTAAGTTAGTAGGAGTGTGTGCCTTACATCTATAAATTATTCCCGGTAAAGGCAATAATACTTCTACTGTTCCATTTGCTGTTGCTGTTGCTGTGTCATCTGAAGCGGCAATTCCAAAAACAATATCTGTTCCTATCTCCGGATCGTTTGTTGCCAATTTGATAACTGTATTTCCTCCTTCTCCATTTAATTTAACTGGTTCTCCAATTAAAATCTGTGTTGAAGATGAGGTTGTATAGTCATCTACCTGACAAGTCATTGTAGGTTGGCAGTTGTATGGATTTTTTACTACTGTTACATCAAATTTTGCCATATCTATTTGTTATTAAGCTGATTATATTTTTCAGGTGTTATTCCTTGAGCTTTTAAGAAAGATATATCTTGTTCAGATAATTCTTCTGGATATCCACTTTCTTTAATAGCTGGACCTGCAGAACTCCCACCTGTGCCACCAGAAACAGTTTTCTTTGCTTTAAGAGCTTCTACCAATTCTCTATTGTTTCTCAATATTTTTTGGCTATTAGCTAAAGCGTATGCTTTCTGAATATCATTTTGAATGCTTTGCTTATCAAAACCAGATTGGTTGATTGAGTTTTCGTAGTGATGTCTTATTAAAGCTATCTCGTCGGGATTATTAGTTATTTTTAAGATTTCCTCATCAATTATTGATGATGATATATCTCTTTTGAAACTATTTAATTCTTCCTTGATAATGCTTCTAATATCTTCCTTTGGTTTCTCTATTGGTTCACCAAATTCATCAAACTCTAACTCATCTTCTTCTTTCTTGTTTTTCTTTTTAAGCTCTACAATCTTGTATTCAGCTTGTTCTAAGCGTTTGTTTCTTTTCTCTGCTTCTTGTTTAGCTTTTTCAAGTTCTGCCTTATAATCAATTTCTTGATTATCTTTTTCCTGCGAGGCATCAGGATTTTTAACCTCTTCTTTTTTTTCGTCAACTGGAGCTGGTTGACCATTTAACTCCTTTGTTTCTTCTGTCATATTTTTAAATATGTATAATGCCCATATCTGGCGTTATTAATTATTTAAGCTTTTTGGCTTATAGGGGTGCATCAAGCCGACCAATTGATGCAACCATATAAAACAAAAAGGCGATAACTGTGAGTTTTTTCGCCTTTGTTAGGTTAGAAATATTCTATTGTGTGTTAATTATATATCCACTATTAAATCCTGTCAAGCTTTTCTGTAAGTAATGAAGTTGCCTTCAATTTTCATTATCTTTCCCTCGTTATTTTTATGAATAATCATTGACCCATTCTTAAACTTAAAGAAGCCATTTTCCTCAAGTATTTGTAAGTCATCTTGATATTCTCTGAACTTTTTGAAAAGCTCTATCTCATATTCTGTTAATTCAACTTTGTAAGTTTCCATTTCTTGTATTCTTCATATTGAAGTTTTAATTGTTCTTTTCTTTTTCTTAATAAATCAACTACGAGTAAAGAAGCTTTAGAAAATATCATATCGTCCTCTGTTTTACTTTTTAAGAACAGATTTTCATAAGAACGATATTCTATGTCCTTCAAGAGATATTGGTATCCGTCATTCATATCAAGCAGGTCAAGAGTTTTTATCATATTATCTACTTCACTTTCACTCATTATATTTCCCTGATAAGTAAACTCTCCCTTATTATATTTAATAATATCTTCCGGGACAAATCCTTTGAAAAGATGCCTTACTAAATAATTAAGAATTGTTTTTTTGATTATATTCATTGTATTTTTCTATTGCTTTAATAAAAGCTACTAAGCAAGAATATGTCAACTCTACTTCATTTTTTCCGTCTGATATAGAAATTAAAGTATCATTGTTATTGCTTTCAATTATTTTGAGATTGATTTTTTTCATCTTCTTTTACTTCAATTTTCAATTCTTTAAATTTCATATCAAACTTTTTTTCTCTCATCTTGCCTTCAATAGCCCCTAAGAAGTCATCTAATATACTCTCTGCTAAAAATATAGGCAATTCATTTAATGCTTTCAGTATCTGATTGTGGAATTTGTCGTATTCAGTTGTTTCTTTGTTTTTTAGTATTTTAATGTTTAACTCTTTTACTTTCTTTGACCTTAGTTTATAAAACTCTGTCTGTATAGTATTTTTGAATACTTGAACATTTCTCTCTACTGTATTTACATCAAAGATGTCATTGTTAAATATCTCTAACAATTTTTTTGAAACTTCTTTTTTACTTTTTAGAAGTTTTTCCTCTTCCTCTGTTAGATGTTTTGTTGGCTGTTCCTGTGTTAGGTTTGTCATTTATTTTTATTTTATTTAATTCTTCTTTTTCTTCTTCTTCCTTGATGTCTCTAAGAGCATCTTCTTTTGCTTTTTTCTCTAACTCCAATAATTCATCTGAACTTTCTTGAGGGTGTTCTTTTAGATATATTTCATATTCGGCTTTTTCAACTGCTTTCTGAAATAACTCAAAGATGTCATCAATATTACTTTTTGTGTATTCTTGTAATGATTCAACTGTTATAGAACAATTAAGGTCTTGTTGTGTTCTACCGTCAGATAAAACCTCGTTATCCATTAAAACAACATCTGATGACTTTGGGATATTTAAGTCATTTGCTAATTTTGTTCTAACTTTCCAGTTAAGCATAAGCCAAGATTGCACTGGTATTGATTTTTGTATTTCCATTTTTTTATTGTCTTATTACTGTTTCTCTTCTACCAACTCCTGTTAGTTGTTCTACTAATGGAGTTGTTTGATTGGGAGCAATTCCTGCTTGTTGTGCTAATCCTGATCGTTGTTCTTGTGGCTCTTGCATATATTCATCTGCTCTGTCCCTTGATTGGTCATAAGATCCAAACAAGAAGTCCCTTGTAACAGCTAATTGGTCAACCATAGGGTTATTTATTGCCCTATCATATAGCTCTAAATTGAAAGCTTTTTTCAATGCGTCAGATTTTATCATATCTGCTCCTGGCTCTATTTTGAATAAAAACTTTCTCTTTCTAAATAATCCCGGTAATACTTTTACTATTTCTGATTCCTCTCCCTCTTGCTTTAACAAATCAAAACTTCTTTTTTCTAACTCTTCAGGAGTCATTTCTTCTGGAATCTCATTATCAAACTCTATTATCCTTGTCTTTCTCTTCCCTTTGCTAATTTTATCTAAATTAAATCTCTTAAATGTTAAAGTATCTTTCCCTGATACTTCTTTCATTTCTCCTACAGTTAAGTATTGAATAATATCTGTTCCGATCAACATTCCTAAATCTCTTACAAGGAAACCAATCATCTTTCCGAAGAAACCAAGCATTACTCTTGCGTTATTTTCAAGAGCACTTATTTCGTATGCTGTTTGCGAACCTTTCTGGCTTATTCCTTGCTGTTGGACAGAAGATGAGCTTTCTGTCATTGCTCTTTCAACTTCAATCTTAGTATTGTATCCAGCTTGTAAGTTTGAACCTACATCAATAGGATTGATTTTAGCTTCTTGCTCCAAAACTGTTATCTTTCCAGGAACAACTATTGAGCTATCAATTCCTTCTGCTGAACCAACTACTAATGGCTTCATAATGCTTAAATATGTTCCGTCAATAATCATCTGATATAACTTATCAATCACTTCTTGGTCTGGACCAAGCTTGTTTACTAAACTCTTTCCATAAAAGAACCTTGCATCTGGACTGATTGGCTCGTAGAATGTCTTAGCCATTGGATACATCTTATCAATTCTTGGGTTAGGATTTTCGCAATCTGTTAGCAATACTCCATTAACAAATAGAAGCATAAGGTCTTTATATGCGTTATAATACCATACTTGCTCTACGGAATACTCATCTTGACTGTATTCCTCGTAAAAAGCACCATTTTGTTCTGAATATAGCACTTCTATTCCAGGGTAGACATACTTGAAGTTCTTATAATGTCCGTATTTTCTCTCTGCTAAATCGTAGGATATAATCTTTCTCCAAATTAAATATCCTTGTTTTTGAATATCTGGCTCGTAAAAGTTTTCTATCAAAAGCTCATCATTAGGAATTATTGATTGAATAAATCCTGATAATGCTTCATCTAATACTTCTTTGTATTCCCAATCTCCACTATCTTTTATCTCTTTTATTTTTCTAAATGTTTCAGCATATTCTTGATGAATTATAACTGCTGGATTTACGCAAGCTGATATTATTGCGTATAAAAATGTAATAGCATAATCAGAATTGTTTACTACCCACTCTATTAGGTCTCTCATTACAATAGCCGCTTCCTTATCTTCTTCTTGTTTATCATTTTGAGCATAGATATTAGGATATAATATTGCTCCTGTTATATGTGCTACAATAGAGATTACTTTGTTTCTCGTTGTGGGATTTACAGCGTTGCTTCTCCAAGAATACTCTGGGTCAGCATCTTTAGGTTTTTGATATGTATTGAAAAGCTTTTGATTCCTCGCAATTTCTTGAATTAAACTTCTATTGTTAAACTCTTGAAATGGCTTATACATATTTTCCCAACTCCTATCAAAGTGTTTGAGAACCATTGCATAAACTTCTCTTTCTTTCTTACTTGGTCTGTAAGAAGAAGGTGTCGCCTTTTTGTTTTTTTCTGTGTAGTATTTCATTTTAATATAATTTATTATAATCTGGAACAAATGAACGCTTCTTTTCCGGATTTTTAGTATGCTCCATTACTTGTAACATATATGCTAAAGCGTCTATTCTATCATCGTGCTTACCAAATGGGAATACTAATAATTCATCTTCTAAAGCATTATCCATTCCGTTGCTTCTGTGTTTTATTAATCTGCTCTCATAAAAGGGTATTAAACCTTTTATTCTTAATTCTTTTTTTGTTTTACCAACTAATGGTATTACATTAAATCTCTTTCCTCTCTTGTCCATTTCTTGTTTGAGAAAGAACTCTAATGATTTTTGATACCCATTAGTTTCTATTCCTACTGCTATTAGTTTTAGTTTATATTTATCTTTTAAGTAAAATAAGTTATCAATTACTTCAGTCGGATTAAACCTTCCCGTGAAGTCCTCTAATTTATAAATGATGTTTGACCCACTCTCTTTTCCTACTACCTGAATTGATGTGTTATCATCGCTTACTGACTCTTCCCAACCTGCAAGGTCAACTGCTACATAAACTTCTAAATCTTTATTTATTATATCAGCTTCTTCGTAATAGGTAAACCATTCTTTTTTGAATAATTGATTTTCTTCATCAATAGCGTTTTGCTGGTAAAGGCAAGAAAAATCATATACGCCTATTTGTTTTTTAATCTTTAATGTTTCTTCTAAACTATATCTTTCTGGCCATAAAGCCTCTCCTTCTTTTCTTTTGTATTCTTTACCCTTTATTATATACTTCTCATCTTTTTCTGCAATAGCTGGCAAACTTAATACTGTCCATTGATTATCATCGTCCATCTCTTGTATTCTACCTGATAAATCATCTTGATGCCATCTCGTCTGAATAATTATTACAACTCCATCAGGAGATAAACGGGTAAATGCCGTAGAAGTAAACCATTCCCAAGTTTTCTTTCTCATCGTTTCTGAATTCGCTTCTTCTCTGTTCTTAATCGGATCATCTATCAAAAATAGATTAGCTCCCCTTCCGGTAATAGCTGAACCAACTCCTGCCGAGATATAACTACCGCCTTGTTTTGTAAGCCATTTATTCTTTGCTTGCGAATCTTCTCTCAGCTCAAGTTCTGGAAATATTGCTTTATACGCTTCATCTCTAACTAAATCTCTTGTTTTCTGTCCGAAATCAATTGCTAAATCCCCTGAATAAGAAGATGTTATTATTTCTTTGTTTGGGTTTCTTCCTAAATACCAAGCTGGAAAGTTAATTGATGCTAGTTGGCTATTATGTGTTGGTATTAGATTTTTTCCTACAAGATAAATACCTCCTTCAACCTCAATACATTTACCGTATTTCACCTCTTTTGCTTTTTCAACTGATACGATAGCTCTTTTTCCAATATAGTGATAATATTCAACTCCTGTTATATTATGTATCCACCTTGAAGATGCTTTATATCCTAATTTTTCTAATTTCTTCACTTTATTAACTGGAACATTATAATCTACACTATATCTGTAAAGATGTCCCCTTTTTCCTTTTTCTCCTGAAAATGTAAGGTTTTCATTAAATAATTCTTTTGTTTCAATAATTCTTTCTTTTCTATTTTTTCTATCAAAAACTAACCATTCGTGATTTCCGTGTGTATATATTTCTGAACCATCTATAAACTTAACAACATATTCAGATAATGTTTCTTCTGATGTATTTAGAACAGAAACTTTTTCTCCATTTCTTCCGAAGACAATATCTCCCTTTTGTAAATCACCGTGATTTTTCCAACCATTAACTGTTAAAACGGGAGTGTCATTTGATATTTGTTTTCCCGACCTCGGTGGCATCTGTATTATCAATCTCTTAATCTCTCCTCTTTCTGCTTTCTCTAAATAATCAGCAATTAGTAAATGATGCCAATTAGGAACATAATTGGGATTGGTTAATATACTGAAATTAATCAGATCTATTCTACCCAATTGCATTATTTCCTTTTCGTCTATCATTTTGTCGCAATCTTATACAATATAAATATCCATAACAATATTAAAAAATACCCTCCGATTGTATTTCCTGCAAGGGTAAAAAATACTAATTTCAATAAATAAAATGCTGTTCCTATTCCTATCATTACTACTAATGATGCTACTCCTATTAATATAAACATTATTAGTAATGAAACCCAATTATTCATTTTGTATAGTTTTGATAGTATTATATCAACTATGAACATACTATTCGTTCTTTAATTTTTCTTTTAATGTTTCTATTTGTTTTTCTGATAATAATTTAAGTTCTTTTCCCTCTGCTCCCGTTACTTCTTGTCTTAAACTAAATTCTTCCTTTCTTTTCCTTTCTAAAAACCATTGGGCATCTTTAGGGTCATCTAACGCCCTAACTACTGTTTGCCTCGCTTTTAGTATTGGCTTTTCTTTAAGTGCTTCTTTTCGGTCAACAAACTCTGGATGTTCTTTTTGGTAGTTGTATAATGTTTGCTTTGAAATGTTAGCATAAAAACAAGCTTCTGAGTCG